ATATCCACCTCCGGAAGTATTGATCAAGATACATAACGATACTCAAAAAAAAGTTCGGGTATGCCTGTTCCGGCGGGTGAGAAAAGATTTTTCAAAAAAAATTTGAGAAATTTCAGAAAAGCCCTTGACAAATCGATTCGAATGTGGTATAATATTAATGTTCTCGGGACGCGGTCCTGAAAATTAAAAGGCCTGTTGGTCAAGCGGCTAAGACGTCGCCCTCTCAAGGCGAAAACATGGGTTCGATTCCCGTACGGGTCACCAAGAGCGAAATCAGACGAACACCAATCGTTGGTATTCGTCTGATTTCTATTTTTGAGCAACCAAATAATAAAGACACATTACTTCGGCAATGTGTCTTTATTTACTATAAGCAAAACGGAAACCATATCGCGCAGCTCATGACACCATCCGCCCGATGAAAAACAAAAAAGCCGCTCACGCGACTTTTCTTGCCTGGCTGGGGATGAGAGATTCGAACTCCCACATACAGAGTCAGAGTCTGTCAAAAATGCCAGTAAAATGCAGGTTTTTCGGTCGTCTGACGACTGTTTGACGACAGATGTACCAAAATAACCTCATTTTTCATCTGATTGCAAGGCTCTGACGGAGAACTTCGACGTCATCGTGGACGTAGATCTTAGTCGTGATATTAATATCCGAGTGACCAAGGAAACGCGATACGGCGAAAATATCTTTCGTGTCAGCGTAAAGAAGTGTTCCGCAGGTGTGGCGGAGTTCATGCGGCGTGAGCTTTGGAATCTCGGGATGAGCTTTCTCGAGAGCCTTGAAGAAAGTACGATATTTTGACGTTGAGTAGGCAATCGTCGTATAAAGTGTGCCATTCTTCGTCGTGGTAATATAACCGTCAGAGTCCGGCTTGCGTTTTCTCAGCTCGTCAAGGAGCTTCGAACTGACCGGGAGAACACGGTTTGACTTGAAAGTCTTCGTATCACCAACTACCGGACGGGACCTGATACACTCGATGGCGCGCTGGATGTGGACAGTCTGACGCTCAAAATCAAAATCAGACCATCGAAGCCCGAGCATTTCGGAACAGCGCAGTCCAAGTGAGAGAAGAATCTGAATCTGTAGTCCGTTCGGATGAGTCCTCGCAAACTCAAAGATCGTGTCGACCTCATCGCGTGTGTATGTATGCTTCTCTCCGCTCTGAAGCTTCACGGTATATGACGTGTTCTTCGCCGGGTTCTTGAAGCAGAGATCATTGTCGATGGCCGTGTCGAAGATCCCGTTCAGACAGAGTTTTATCTTCTTGAGTGTGCTCTCGTGATAAGTCTCCTGTACTCTGGAATAAAATGCGGTGATATCTGCGGGACGAATCTGCTTCAGGTACGCGTTGCCAAACGCGGGAATGAGAATCTTTGTGACGGTGCGCTCGTAGGTTTCCGAGAAGGTGTTTTCACGGACGCTGCCGCGCTTGTACTTTTCAAGCCATTCTGTCGCCCATCTGCCGAATGTGACACCACGGTCGCCCGTATTGTCGATCCCAGTGATCTCAGACGCGCGATGAGCGATCTTCCACTCCTCGGCAAGCCGTTCGGCGTCAGCGCGTGACTTCTCGCTGTAAAAGCTCTTGCGCAGCGACTTGCCGTACATATCCTTGCCGACCGTGATCTTGACCTCGTAACGGTTATCAGCGCGCCGCGGCGGGGATTTTTTGCGTGGCATAAAACTCCTTTCGTGATAGTGGCTGCTCTCACAACAAAGAGCAGCCACTTTTTTTCATCTCAACCTATTTCGTCAAACACGCCCGACATTGACATAAGTCCTCCGGTCAAAGCGTCGATGAAATCCGTGTTCTGACTCTCATCAGAAATTATCCACTTACCGGACCCATCCTTATTGAGGTTTACTACAGCTTCGTTCGTAACAGTAGGAGCGTCCTCCGCATTCATCTTTTCGGCGAGCAACTCATTTGCGTAGGCGTCACTGTCGAAACTGTCATCCCCGATATGTGAGAACGCCTGACCGATAAGATCGGAAATTATCTCTCCCATTATCGTCTTCATATCAAGCGTTGTTATCGTAACGTTGACTGTCGCGGTATCACCTGTGATCTCGGAGGTACCTATCGTATACTTGATGCGCTTAAACATAATTGTGTATGTGTCGTCATCAACCTGTGTGTCCTGGTCTTCCGCACCTGTCGGAAAGAACTCATTCATCTTTTCCCGGTCGAACTCGACACAGGCTTTCATGTAGCCGTCAACAGTTGCTTCCGGGGTTCGTTCACCGCACGAAAAGAGCAGCGTCACAGCAAAGAGAGCACAGACAATCAGGGACAGGATTCGATTTTTCATGGTCATTCTCCTTTATTTTTCTGCCGAGGCAGATATTTTATGATAATCGTATCGAAACAACGATATCTTTATGATCTTTTTCGTGAGGTCACGAAAATGGTAGGCATTTTGCGGACGTCGGCAGGATGGTCACGCGACGGTCGAATCGTCTTCTTCCTCGTCGTCCGACTCGGTCACGTCCTCGTAGTTTGCATTACCCGAAATCGACTGACGATATTCCTCAGCCGCCATTGTGCGACGGAATTCTGATGTAGGCGAAATCTCACGTGTCAGAGCTTCAAGCTCGTCGAGCGAGATGTTGAAAAACTCCTTGCGCATATTGACCTTATTGACGCGCTTCTCGTTTAACCGCTTATGAAGCTCGTTCTCAAGCCCGACGGCATCGTCCGAGAAGATGAAGCTATGGACATCAAACCCGAACGGAACCGACGCGCTGCCAAGTTCATCAACTCGCTCCTGCGGGTCAAGCCGTCTCGTCATGCCGATCTTGAAGACATTATCACCGAACGATCCGAGGTTACTGATAATGTAGACATTGCCCGCCTTACCGTTCTGTAGATTAACGATATCCTCCCGTTTCTGCGTAACGCTTGACAACTGAGCCTCAAGCTCAAGAAGACGCTTACGAAGTTCAGCGGCTTCAGAATCTTCGGCTGTGCTAAGCTTTGTATTGACTTCCTCGATCTGGTTCTTGAATTTCTGCTCTTCCTGCTCGACCTTCTTACGCTCAGCTTCGAGAGCCTTGCGCTCCTCGGCTTCCTGACGCATCTGCTCGCGTATAGCAAGCTGTTCCTGACGTGCCTTCTCTTTGCGGACATAGTAGTCATATTCGATCTTGACAGATGTGATGAAGAGATATTCGATCTCCCCTATGAACTTGACCATCGTCGGCGCGATGCTCTGATTGCCGTCGCAGACTATTTTGAGGTATTTCGTGGTCATCACCTTGACGATGTCGATACCCTGTTCGAGTTTCTGGTATTTGAGGTTATAGAGTATGTTCTGAAGCTCGGAGCGGAGAGCAATGACCATCAGCGAATAGATTGCCTGATTCGATTTCGTTGTGTAGCGTCCTCTGTAGGCTTCGGTCACTTCGTCGATGCGCTTGTCATTTGCGCGAAATTCCTTCTGGAGGTCGCGAACGTCCATGCTGTGAATCTTCATCTCTACCGAAGGACAGAGTGAGGTGATCTCCTCGGCGGTGAAATTCGGAATGGTGAAATATTTGTCCGGAATCTCGTCGCGCTTTTTCAGCATTGAAGCGAAGGCGTTGCAAAGCTCGATGAGTTTCGCGGCTTTGTTTGATGCGGTCTTTGCTCGTTTATCGGCTTTCTCGGCTTCTGCGTAGAGATTATCTATCTCGCCTTGAATTTGCGCCCTTGATTCGACGGCGTCGGCGATCTCAGTTGAAATACCAGCGAGCTTCTTCTGCGCTGTTTCGTAGTCATCAAAACCGCTCTCGGTATACTTTTTCTGCATCTCGTTGAGTTTCGATTCGAGCTTAAAGACGCTGTCAATATACTTCTTGCGATCCTGCTCGCGTTCCGCATCGAGTTCAGCCTGCTTTTCGGCGAACGTCTTTTCGGCTTCTTCCCTCGCCTCAAAGAGTTTATTCATCTTTATGGCGGAGAAGCCCTGAAACAGCAAAATGAGTCCGATAGACCAGACAGCAATGAACGGAATAAGGAGCGGTGTGATCTTCTCGATCACAAATCCGACGGTGATCATCAGCGCGCCGAAGAAGGTAAACGTGCCTCCGACAATGAAATAGTTTTCAGTGCTGTTTTTCTTCTTCATAGTAGACATGCCTCCAATTTCTTTTAATTTCTCAACCCTATTTCAGCCAACATTGTCATAAAAGACAGTGACCTTTTTATTTGTCTCCAAAATAAAACTTGACCGCTTTCATCATAAATTTCTCAGTCACATCAAACCACTCAGAAAGTTCCCAGACGCTTATATCTCCCTCGCGCTCATCAATAATCCGTTTAAGCTCGTCCTCGTCGACGAGCTTTTTTATTGCGTAGGCGTCGGCGATGCGTTCGCACCTTTGCCGCGGAATTATAGGACAGTGAACGTTATACATCGCACCGGTGACGCAGTGACCGATCTCGTGCGCGAGATGAACACGCTCTTCCGCACGTGAGCGCATGACTGAATCGTCGATTCCGATAAACATTTCGCCGTCCGGAAGCTCGACTGAAACAGACTTTGTGAGTGACAGCTCAGCTCCGCATAAAACCGTTATCCCCGACTGTTCAGCTTCAAGATAGAGCTTGTCTGATATCATTTATCGCCTTTCGTGTGTTTGGATTTGACGTAATCAACGAAGTTCTGGACTTCGTTCCACATTTCGTCTGTGACCTCGCTGTCGCCGCCGAAAAGGGCGACTTTGACGTCGTCGTCAGAAATTTTCGACTTTGGTTCTTTTACTGGCTTAACCGGATTATCAGATCTTCCGAGCAGATAGTCAACTGAAACGTCAAAAAAATCAGCAAGACGAGATATTATTTCTGTTGAAGGCTGAGTACCTGTCTCGTATTTTCCAATGCTTGAGCGTTCAACGCCTATTCCAATAGCAAGTTGTTCCTGAGTTATTTTTCTTTGTTTTCTAAGCAACTTCATTTTTTCAGCGAGTGTCATTTTGATTCACCTCACCTATATTATAGTGAATCAGATTCACTTTGTCAAGATATTCTGAAAAAAAATCACAACCCCCCTTGACAAATTCAATTTTATGGTGTATAATGTGAATGTGATTCAGAAAAGGAGGAGATCAAGTGAATAACATTCAAGCCAAACGGAACGAAGTCAAGCTGAAACAGGAAGATATAGCCCGCGCACTCGACATTGACCGCTCGACGGTCGCTAAGTGGGAAACCGGGAGATCACTTCCACGGGCAGAACTGCTCGTCAGGCTTGCTAAGGTACTCGGATGCTCGATAGACGAGCTGATGAGAGGGTGAAGGAGGTGAGAGGGACAGCGACCTTGCCCGAAAAGTTCGCGCAGCTTGTGTGCGGATCTGCAAAAAGTATGAAGACGGGATGAGAGATTACCTGAATGAGGAGGAGGCAACGAAATGAACGAGATATTCAACAAGAAGGAATTCGCGATTGAAGAAATCGCGACTGGTAGCTTTATCGACGTCCCCGGTGGACTGAGCGACAGCATCTATCACGTCGAGACAAAGACGATTCGCCTGAATTACATCGCGCTCGACGAATGGTTCGATGGTCAGGTCACCAAAGAGCCGGAGGAGTTCGAGAAAATCGGCGAGTGGTATAACTACCGCGACGAAAGACATGAAGCTCGCAAGAACTTCGAGAAAAAGATTCGCCACGCGCTCGGCTATGACGACTGGGACAGCTTCGCGGTCACGCAAGTTCTCAGCGAGATATTCACGGCGGTAGCAATGGAGGAGATAACGAAATGAGTCCTGAAACAGAAAAACAAGCGGCATTGCACAACATAACCGTCCTAGCAAAATACAGAGACATTCTGACTGAGGAGATTATTGAATGTGCAACGCCGCAGGAGTGCGCGGCTTACGCCGCACTCGATGGAGCGTTCGCGAAAGTGATCGCGATAGAAGCTAAAAAACTGAGGAGGTGAACCAATGCCAAAGCAAAACAAGCTGAAAGCCATTCTCGCGGAGAAGCAGTTGACAGTACACGACTTCGCGATATCGGTCGAGATAAAACCGAGTACATTTTACAAGAAGCTGGCAGGTCAAAGCGTCTTCACGGTTTCAGAAGCGTTGATGATATGCGAGTCCTTGGGGATTGACAATGTGAAAGACGTTTTTTTGAAATAGACGGAAAGGACAACAAAATAAAACCACAAATCCAGAAAGCAGGTGAAACAATGTTCCCCGAATTCATCCAATCAAACATTGCAGAGCTCACAGCCCTCTGCGAGAAATTCCCGATCTCGCTCCCGACAGAGAAGGTCGCGGCGTTCCTGCATACCGACGCCGAAAGCCTGAAAGCCGCCGTCGAGCAGGGCAAATGTCCCTTCGCTTACTCATGGCAGAAGGACATTCGCGGCTACCGGGCGTTCAAGATCCCAACAGTGACATTCTACCTGTGGTACACGAACTGCCACGGAGTACCGGGAGTCTGACATGGAAAAACACATCCCGGGTCTGAAGCGACTCTACAACCGGCATCTGCGCCGACTCAGGCTGAGCGGAGCTGACATGGACAAGGCAACAAAAGAACTCGCGATCTGGTCAGAACGCTATCGTGAAGCGGTCACCGATGAAGAAAGTTACCCATACGGCGGCATCCTGAATGCCTACGCAATGCGTGAAGCACTCAAACAATACATAGAAGAACTCAAAGGAGCAGAAAGATGAGCATGGTATCCTACGAAAAAATGCACGCTATCCAATCGGAGATCATCCGCAAGCAGGAGAGCGAGATCAACGACCTCAGAGCTTCAAAAGCAATCCTCGAGGCAACAAACAAGACCCTCGCCGAAGCGCTTTCCAGAGCCCTGTCACGTGAGGGACGCGACCGGGTATTCGTGCCGGTCCGCGAGCTTGACAGCGGCGTCGAGTTCCGCATGGAGCGCACGATCGACAATGACCTCATCATTGTCAGGGCATGAGAAAAGCCCGCAAAGGAGCGGCAACTCCGAATGCGGGCAGATCAATTAACGACCACCAATATTATATCACAAAAAGGAGATTTTGTCAATATGGTACTGCAAAAAATCGGAAAACTCTGCAAGAAAAACGGCACGATAGTTATCGTGAACCGCCCGGATGGAACACAATGGCTCGGGACACCGGCGGCAATGTACCCGGTCTATGGAATCAGCCTGACGCCCGACTCGGTCTTCGCACTGTTTGACATCGGCAACGAGCGCGAGGGTTACAAGATCATCGAAATCTATGAGGACGAGCTCATGTCAATCGGTTACTCGATAGATGACGCCGACGAAGATGAGACCGCGCTGATGACGCTCGGATTCAGCATATGCTGCTCCGGCGGCAGGGAGCTTGAGCCGCTCGCGGCAGACAATATGATCATTCTTATAGACCCGGACAACCTATCACCGCTGAAAGGGTACCCTTCCCCTCAGATGTTCGCGAGAAAAGGACCTTACGGCACGCCCTACATAGCCGTGAAGAGCGGCTTACAGATGATCGCGCTCATTCCGTCTGAAAAGATCGACGAGAATGTCGCAAAATGCCTCGGAGAAGTATCAAAACGCGCTGACACCGTTTCCGGTTTTGAAGCGTTCAGATCAGGAAAGATTCTCTGCGTCGACAGCAACGGTGAGATCCTTCCCCCGGAAGAGGGTGATGACAATGAATGACCTCCGGGATCACCCAGCGATAAGACAGACAGAAGCAACCGGATACGCGGGCACCGTCACTGCCGCGATCAGATGCCCGGCCTGCGGCGAGGAGCTGACGCTCGACGACGATATATATACCGGCTTTAACGGTGACGTAATCGGATGCGGTCACTGCGTAAAACGGCACGACATCACGGAGGTGTTTGAAGATGAATAAATACATCTCTACGGTCGGCATGAGCCGCGCCGACTGGCTGAAGGCAAGGCAGAACGGAATCGGCGGGAGCGACGCTCCCGCTCTGGTCCTTCCCTACGATGTGTACAAGTGGCACAGACCGGCTGATGTGTACGCCTCAAAGGTGTCAGAACCGGTCGAGACATCCCCTCTTGCCTGCCGGGTTGGTAGTTATCTTGAACCATTCGTCGCGGACCTCTTTACAGAGACAACCGGCATGAAAGTTCACAGACTCAATCGGATAATCATCTCGGAGGAGCACCCGTTCATGTTCGCAAACATTGACCGCAAGCTGAGCGGAATGAACGTGGGTCTCGAAATCAAGACCACTGAGGTATACAACGACAAACGCTTTACGGAGGATGAATATCCGTATCAGTATTACGTCCAGATGCAGCACTACATGGCGGTCACCGGCTGGCAGAAATGGTACCTCGCCGCTCTGATAGGAAACAAACGCTTTGTCTGGTATGAGGTACCGAGAAATGAAGAGGACATCGCTGAAATAATAAACAGAGAAACAGAATTCTGGAACGGGATAGTCGTTCCGAGAAACACGGAGGAACTTGAAAGATGGGCATGAGTTTACAACTGTTCAAGGACGCGGGAAGCGTCGCGGAATTCACGTTTGACCTTGATCCGGTCAAAGAGGCATATTCTGAGATCCTTGAAGCTCAGAAAGAAGTTGGCGGAATGGTCACCTATCGCGCGAAGGTGGCGACCGGAGGCGGAAAAGCGTTTGATATCCTGACCGGCGACGAGGACGCCGACACGAGCGTTCCGACCTTCTCAGGCGTCATCGTCTACAATCACAACTGCAACGCGTACTTCGAGGAAGGCTCGGCGGCGAGTGCTCCGCCGGTCTGCTCTTCGATGGACGGAGTCACCGGAATCGATACTATATGCGGAGAGTGCTTCTCATGCAAGACCTGCCCGAAGAACGTCTTCGGCTCCGCGGCAAACCGCCGTGGTAAAGCATGCAAGAATATGCACAGACTCTACATAATGACCGAGGGTTCTCCGATACCGCTGATGCTGTCGCTCCCGCCGACATCACTGAAAGCGTTCCAGAACTATCGTCTCTCAACGCTCGCCGCGAAACGGCTGAAGCCCTGCGAGGTCGTCACAGAGTTCTCTCTCACTCCACAGATATCCCAGAGTGGGCAGAAGTATAGCGTAGTAAAGTTCAAACTTCTCGGCCGTCTCGATGATAAGGAGAAGGAAGTCGCGAAGTATTTCGCGGATCAGATGCGCGCCGCCGCGTCCAGGGCGCCGGAAATCAGTGCCGAGGACTACACGAGAGTGAACACGGAGGCTGACGATGGTTCAGTGGAGAAATGAGTCACAGCTCCTGAACGCCATAATACGCGTTCTCTATCCACACTGTGTACTCCACCGCGTAAATGTGGGAAGGATGCGAACACCGGACGGCAGATGGTTCTCGACCGGTGTTCCGGTCGGGTATCCGGACCTGTCAGGGTATCGCAGAAGCGATGGCAGAGCCGTCTACATCGAGTGCAAGGTCAAACCCAATAAGCCGACCGATAAACAACTCGCTTTCATCACAAGGGCTCAGGAATGCGGATGCCTCGCCGGTATCTGCTACTCGCCCGAAGACGCTCTGAAGCTCGTCACGACAGAGACGCCTACAAACACTGACGAAGATTTCTGATAAACAGAAGAGGAATGAATATGCCGAGACCACCGAAGAAGGGGCTCGCATACTTTCCAAAGGATGTTGATTTCTACCAGGACGAAAAGATCGTCGAGCTCGGGATGAAATACGGACCTCTCGGGCTCACGATCTACGACGTCCTTCTGACACTCATTTACCGCGAAGGCTACTGTCTGGAGCTCCCACTGCGAAGGGTCGCAATGCTGATCGTTCGTACAGTCGGGGAAAGTTGGTTCAGGAAAACGGGAATGAGTCCCATAGACCTTAGTGTTGAGGTTATTCTTTACTGCGCCGAGATCGGGTTAATCAATGCACCCCTCGTGAGGCAGAACGTTATAACTTCCGTCGGAATCCAAAAACGGTATGCCGCCGTCACTGCGAGGAATAAGGTCGATAAATCAAAATTCTGGCTGCTCGACAAAAATAGCGTTGACGCAGCCTTGGAAAGTGCGCCCAAAAATAAGGTTTCTGACGCAGAAACCGGAGTTTCTGTTACAGAAACCCTGATAAATGACGCAGAAATGCAACAAAGAAAAGAAAATAAAAGTAAAGTAAATAAAAGTAGATGTCCGGCTGAAGTTTCCGCGTCAGAAATGAAATTATCCACAGTTTCCACAGAGGACGACAACGACATCGGAAAGAAGGCAGAATTTATTCTGAATGAATACGCGAGACTTCTTCCGACACTGCCGGCAGCTCAGATGTCTGCGAAACTTATGAGCAACATCATCACGGCAGATCGCCCGGTGGAAGATTACACGAGAGTATTCACACGAGCCTCTGAGAGCAGTTTTCTGACCAAACCAGGATCAGGTTGGAAATGCGGCGTAGAGTGGCTCACCGAACCCGCGAACATGGCAAAGGTCATGTCGGGAAAGTACGATGATTACAGATCGAAGACACGCGGTGAACAGGAACCGGTAACACAGGTCGGTGGCATCGAAAGCGGCTTCGATACTGAAGATTTCTTCAGAGCCGCGCTCAGACGCGGCATGAAAGGAGCGGAACAACATGGCAAACCTGAATCTCAATAAAGTGATACTCGGCGGCAGACTCACCGCCGAGCCGGAACTCAAAAGCACACCGAGCGGGACTCCGGTCCTGTCCTTCACAATAGCCTGCACCAGGAAATACGCTCAGAAGGCAGAAAACGGCGCTCAGGCACCGCAGAGCGATTTCATAAACTGCGTCGCATGGCGTCAGACAGCGGAATTCATAGCGCGGTATTTCCACAAGGGCTCGAGTATCTGCGTCGTAGGACGGATTCAGACGAGAAGCTACACAGATACAGCAGGAAACAAGCGGCATATCACAGAGGTCGTTGTTGACGAGACCTGTTTCGTTGACTCAAAGAGCGACAGAAAAACGGAATCGGATATAGTGACGCAGGCGCCGCAGTTCGAGGTTATCGGCGACGAAGAAGAGCTTCCGTTCTGAAAGGAGTACGCATATGAAAGCCAGATTCTCCGGTACAACGGCAAAAGCCGCGCTGAACACCGCGCAGAGAGAAGCCTGCGACAGATACATTCAGGCGGAGTTCGCGAAGCGCCAGGACATATTTGTCAGACGGATCCTTCTCGCGATGTGTCTCGCCCTCAATGACATCGGGCACTTCGGCACAAAACGGCTCATATACATTCTCAAAGGAATCGAGGACATAGCGACCGACTACGCGGAGCGCGCGTATACAGCGCCAGAAGGACGGAAGGACAGCGCTCTTATTGAAGACAAGATGGCCGACCTGATGCAGGACGAACTACTTTCAAGACCAAGAGCCGCGATAAGAATACCGAAAAAAAATGGAGGAGAAAACGATGAAAAATGAGAAATTAATGGAAGCCGCGAGAACGCTTCAGAACTACTGCTGTAAGCAGCCCGACTGCGCGCACTGCGATTTTGAGGCGCCGAGCAAGGGATGCTTAGTCGGAACGATCCCGTCGCTCTGGCTCGGGGAACTCGACAAGGACATACAGGCAATTTCGTCCGACGAGCATATTGTTGACGCCAACAAAAAGGTCGACCAGGATTCCGAACGTCCTGCCGGCATCAGCAAAACGTCTGATGAGACCACCAGAGCCGCGATTCTCGAAAGCGCAAAAGGAATCGTCTGCGGAGATCGTGAAAAGCAGTACGGTTCACCAGAAGACAACTTCGGCGTTATCGCCCGGCTCTGGAGCGTGTACACTGGACATGATTTTTCCCCGGTCGACGTCGCGCTGATGATGGCTCTCCTGAAAATCGCGCGTATAAAGACCGGGCATTACAAAGCCGATTCGTTTATCGACGCCTGCGGATATTTCGCTTGCGCGGCGGAAATCGCCGGGAGAGACAGCAATGATTGACGAACAAACCCGGAAGAAAATCGAAGCCTATATCCCGTCCCCGCGGGACAAGGCGCTAACCCCATGGTGCGACTACTACGTGAACCAGAGCGGGCGCGTCAAGCTCGGTCACGTGCGCGAAATCAACATGGCTGACGACGGCGAAGACCTCATCGGGCTCGTCGACGACCGCGGACGACGTATTATTGGTCTGTGGGAGTTCGACAGCTTCCGGCGAAACGAGCTTTATGACAACAAAGAGGACTGCCGGAATCAGACGCACGGCGCGTTCTGCGACTGGGAACAGCTCAGGAAAATGCAGGAGGCGAAAAATGACGCCTGAACTGAAGCAAGCGCTTAACACAATACAGAACGAATGCCAAAAGAATAACGAGTGCGACAGTTGCACGTTATATGCCGCGGGTCTCGGCTGTAGAGTAACTCTCGTATCACCGGAAAAATGGATTCTTGATGAATGGGGAGAACCAGTCGTACACTGCAAGTATTGTCTCCACGGCGCAGAGCTTGAAGATCAAAGTGATCTACTGATACAATGCCGATTACATAACATCATTGTCCGACGTGATGATTATTGCAGTCTGGGGGAAAAGAGGTGAAAAATCAATGTCTGAATACATCGACCGTCAGGAGCTTCTCAGAGCTATCGGCAAAGAAGGAGCTTTCAGAGCCCGCAAATCAGAGACCGGCTTAGCTCAGGGGCTTATCCTCGCAATGCAGATCGCGAAGAAGAAAGTAAATCCTGCTGACGTCATCCCGGTCGTCAGATGCTCAGAATGCGAGCGTTCTAAGCCGTATTCCGACTCGCAGAGCGCACTGACCTGCCGAGAGTTCGGCTGTACCGTTCCAAAGGACGGATTCTGTCATGAAGGGAGGAGGAAAAACAATGGCAATCAGGATAATTAAGCCCGGCAAAGAACCCGAACCGATTCATTTTGAGTGCAAACACTGCGGTTGTATATTCGAGGTGGACGCGACCGATTACGGCAGCCATATGGGAGGACCATTTTCGCCGGACTACGCTGCGTTCTGTCCGACGTGCCACAAATGGTGTTTCTCCAAGGGGAACAAGCTATGACCCGGCGCGAGCTCTCACAGGTCTATCACCTGCGCAAAGAGATCGAGGAAGACCGCGCACGGCTTCACAGACTCGAAGCGGCGGCGACGTCGGCTTCACCTTCAAACGGTGGTTTAGGCGGCTCGGGAATCCCGACCGACCGCACGGCAATTGCCGCGAGTATCGCTGACCTCCGCGCTCAGATCGCCGACAAGGTTGAGCGGGAACATCGCGAGCTTATCCGGCTGATGGACTACATCGATACGATCGACAACGCCTACATCCGCCGGATATTCAAGGCGCGCTTTGTCGACGGGCGGTCATGGCAGGCGGTCGCGGTCAGAGTCGGAGGAACGGCAGACTCGGTCAAGAAAATCTGCTACAGATTTTTGGGCGAAAAATGAAATTTGTCCCTTTTGTCCCTTTTTCTGTGGTATAATGGTATCATCGGAAGGCTGTGGGAACGCGGTCTTCCGATTTACTATGCGCGTTTCACTCCTGCGCGGCATAGATAGGGTACAGGGTAAACATCGTGTCATTATATCGCAGTGGTGGGGGCGGACACGAACCAATTTTTCAGAAAGGAAGGCGGCAATGCTCACAGAACAGAAAAAACTATTCGTCGACGAGTACATCCGTACCGGATGCAAGAACGCGACGCAGGCGGCGAAGAACGCCGGATACAGCGCGAGAAGCGCCGGATCGCAGGCGCATGATCTCCTGAAAACGCCCGAAGTTCAGGCATATCTCAGTGAACGCAAAGCCGCTTTCGTAAAAGATATTCAGGAGGAGTTCGTTTATCACGCTAAGGAAGCCCTCGACGTGCTTCACGAGATATTGCAAAACCCCGAGGCTCAGGACAAAGACCGCATTTCAGCGGCGAAGGAATTCCTTGACCGGGCGGGCTTCAAACCGCCTGAACAGGTCACACTTTCCGGCGAAATCAAGTCGAATCCCTTCGCCGGGCTGACTACCGATGAACTCCGCAGGCTTATAAAATGATTCCGGCTGACATTCGCCGCGGGGCTATGTGCGAGCTTGCGAGACGCGATTTCTTTTTCTACTGTAAGCTCAAAGCACCGGATTTCTACACAGATGACAGGAAGTTTCTCGTCGACTTCTGCAATCAGTTGCAGGAGTTTTATTTTTCCGACGAGCGGGTTCTTGTCGTCAATATGCCGCCGCGTCACGGAAAGTCGCGGACGATCAGCTGCTTTGTCGAGTGGGCTTTAGGTCGCGATCAGACCTTGAAAGTCATGACCGGTTCGTACAATGAAACGCTCTCGACGAACTTCTCGAAGAACGTCCGCAACACGATCTCCGAGGTCAAGGCAGACGCCGACCGGATAATCTGGAGCGATATATTCCCCGGAATAACGATCAGGCGCGGTGACGGAGCTATGAATATGTGGTCGCTCTCAAATGGCTACAACAATTACCTTGCAACTTCCCCGACCGGCACGGCGACCGGATTCGGCGCGTCGCTTCTCGTCATCGACGATCTCATCAAGTCTGCGCTCGAAGCCAACAACGCCGCGCTTCTCGAAGCGCACTGGACTTGGTTTACCGATACGATGCTTTCCCGACTTGAGGAGGGCGGAAAAATTATCATAGTCATGACCCGCTGGCACAGCGAAGACCTTGCCGGGAGGGTCATTTCTCATTACACGGCTCTCGGTCAGCCGCCGCGCGTAATCGTCTACAAGGCGTTTCTCGGCGGCGAGACAATGCTTTGTCCCGAGATACTGTCTTATGAGTCCTATGTCAACAAGGCGCGTCTGATGGGCGCGGAAATCGCTTCTGCGAACTATCAGCAGGAGCCGATAGACACGAAGGGGCGGTTATATTCGGGTTTCAAGACCTACGACAGCCTGCCGAAGAGCTTCGACCGGATCGCCAACTATACCGACACTGCCGACACCGGTTCGGATTATCTCTGCTCGATCAACTACGGCGTTTATCACGGCGAGGCTTATGTGCTTGACGTGCTTTACACAAAGGACGCTATGGAAATTACCGAGCCTGCCACAGCAAGGCTATTATTCGACGGTAATGTGAATGCAGCTGACATCGAGTCGAACAACGGCGGACGCGGCTTTGCCCGGAACGTAGAGCGGGAGCTTCGCGAGAAATTCCGCTCGAACAAATGTGTCATCCGTCCGTTCCATCAGTTCGAGAACAAGGTCGCGAGAATCCTTTCAAACAGTACGTGGGTTATGGAACACATTTACTTCCCGGCAAACTGGCGCGACCGTTTCCCGGAGTTCTACGACGCGATGAACCGCTATCAGAAGGAAGGCAAAAACGCGCACGACGACGCGCCAGACGCGGTGACAGGCATTGCCGAAAAGCTCGGGAAAGGCTCGACGTTCAGCTTTGATTGAAATTAAAAAGGGTGACGATATGTTTGAAAATTCAGAGATGAAACGAATAAACCGCCTGATTCTCTCGGGCGGGGGCGGCATGACCGAGAACAGGTTCTTCGCCGCCGAGATAAAGGACTGGCTCGCCGGCAAAAAGCGCGCGCATCAGATTCTGGGCAGTCGCTACTACGCCGGACAGCACGACATTCTGACTCGCCAGCGGACGATGATCGGCGAGGACGGACAGCTTCAGACCGTCGATAATCTGCCGAACAACAAGGTCGTCGACAATCAGTTCGCGCTTATGGTCGACCAGAAGACGAATTACCTCCTCGGCAAGCCGTTCACAATCAACTGTCAGAACAAAGCTTACGCCGACGCACTGAACGATGTGTTTGACCGACGCTTTCACCGGCTTCTGAAATACGTCTGCGAGGATGCGCTCTGCGGCGGCATTGCTTGGGTATTTTCGTACTATGACGGCGGTCTGAAATTCCGGCATTTTCCCGCCGAGGATATTCTGCCGTTCTGGGCGGACGACGATCACACGGTGCTTGACTGCGCGGCGCGGTTCTACAGCGTCGAGGTCTATGACGGATTACAGCGGAAGCTCGTCGATCACGTCGAGCTTTTCAAGCCGGACGGGCTTTACAGATACATTTACCAGAACGACAATCTGATTCCCGACGTCGAGGCAGGCGAGCACGAGAACTACCTCAGCGACGGCGAAAATGGCTTCAACTGGCAACGGATTCCCTTGATTCCCTTCAAGTACAACAAGCAGGAGATTCCGCTGATCTGCCGATGCCGGACGCTTCAGGACGGAATCAATCTTATGCTTTCCGACTACATGAACGGAATGCAGGAGGACGCGAGAAATACGATTCTTGTCCTGAAGAACTACGACGGCGAAAATCTCGGTGAGTTCCGGAAGAACCTGTCGACCTTCGGCGCGGTCAAGGTTCGCGACGACGGCGGAATCGAGACGCTCTCGGTCGAGGTCAGCTCGGAGAATTACAAGGCGATTCTCGAACTCATGAAGAAGTCGCTGATCGAGAACGCCCGCGGCTACGACGCGAAGAGCGACAAGCTCGCCGGGAATCCGAATCAGATGAATATTCAGTCGATGTATTCCGATATCGACCTCGACGCGAACGGCATGGAGGTTGAGTTTCAAGCCGCCTTCGAGGAACTTCTGTGGTTCGTCAACGTCCACCTCGCGAACAGCCGGAAGGGCGTTTTCAATGATCCGGTGACGATCGTCTTCAACCGCGATATGCTCATCAACGAGACCGAATCAATCGAGAACTGCCAGAAGTCGGTCGGAATCCTGTCGAATGAAACCATCGTAGAGCAGCATCCGTGGGTGACCGACGTCGAGACCGAGCTTGCGCGGCTTGAAGCCGAGAACGAGCAGGCGGGCGAGTATTCCGGCGATTTTCTGAACCATGAGGAACGCTGAGTACTGGCGCGGTCGCGCTCTGATCCTCGAAGAAGCCGCTCACAAACGCGCTGAGGAGCTGACAGCCGGGCTTGACGAGATATACGATGAGGCAATGCGCGAGACGCTGAAGGAGCTTGAAAGCTGGTATCTCCGGCTCGCGAAGAACAACAGCCTGACGCTTGCCGACGCGAAGAAGCTCCTCACGAAGAATGAGCTTGACGAATTCCACTGGGATGTGGAGAAATACATCAAAGTCGGCGAGGATCACGGGCTTGAACCCGACTGGATGAAAAAACTCGAAAACGCCTCGGCGAAATTTCATATCTCGCGGCTTGAGGCGGTCGAGGTCAAGATTCAACAGCAGATCGAGCGGCTTCACGCAGAACAGGTTGGGCGGCTTGACAAGCATCTCCGGCAGGTCGCGGGCGAAACCTATCTCAGAACCGCCTACGAGGTTCAGAAAGGCGTCGGAATCGCCTTCGACATTACCGCGCTCGATGAGAAAAAGCTTGACACGTTCATCTCGAATCCGTGGTCGACCGACGACCGGACCTTCCGCGACCGATGCTGGACGATGAAGGAAAACCTCGTCGAGTCGGTTCGCAAGAGCCTCGTTAAGGGGCTTATCCGCGGCGACGCACCGGGGAAGCTCACGAAGGAGATTCAGAAGGAATTCAACGTCTCGAAGTACAAGGCGGGGCGGCTCGTCAACACCGAGACGGCGTATTTCGCGATGCAGTCGACGAAGCAGTGCTACAAAGACATAAACGTCGACATGGTCGAGATCGTCGGGACGCTCGATTCGCACACCTGCGACCTCTGCGGTAGCTTCGACGGAAAGGTCATTCGCATGACCGATTTCGCGCCGGGTGAAACCGTTCCGCCGTGGCACCCGAACTGCCGATGCACGACCGCTCCGGCGATTCCGGATGAGTACAAGGGGACGCGGCTCGCGAGGGACGCCGAGGGGAAGCAGTATGAAGTGCCGGGGAACATGAGTTTTGACGAGTGGAAAAGTAAATTTTCATCAAATGGGGTTGACAAACCGCAAAAAAGTGATATAATAGAAGAGGAACGAATGAACAGCTCCTCTGACTACGCCGTTCCGAAAGGACTTGTCGATTCGCGGAGCTTCCGTGAAAAGTTCAATCGAATGGATGAAGACGAGGGTGTCTGCCGCGAATATTATCAGGCGGCAAAGGATATGCTCCGGCATCGTTCAGGAACGGACGGCGAAGACCTTTACTTCCGGAATTCGAGACTCGGCAAATGGTACAAGTCGACATCCGGCAAGGAAAAGGGTTCGCCTGAATATACTGATGAGATCGTCAGAGCGATCAGGAACGCCCAAAGCGGCGAACTCGTATCGTTCCACAATCATCCGCAGAGTATGCCGCCGAGCGTGAACGACTTGAACGCGGCTCTCAAAAACGGATACAAGAAGGGCTATATCATATGCCATGACGGAAAGGTATTTGAGTATACCGCGCCGAAGAAGGAAATAGACACGGTTATTTACAACTCAAGTATCAAGTACTATCGTAAATCTGGAAAGAGCGAATATGAAGCTCAATTTCAGACCATACGAGAATTATCGAAGATTTACGAATTTATGTTCAAGGAGGTGTAACAATGGAACTGCGAAGAACTGCTGACGGTTTTGAATATGCTGTTGAACTCGACTATTTCGGCGAGGATTTTATTAAGCAGATCAACAGTACACCTACGCTGACAAGAGAAGAATTAGACGAGCGTCTTAAAGCTATTAAGGCTGAAATTGACAAGCAGAAGTAACAGTAAAACTTAACACCTGAAGCACGGTACAATCGTATCGTGCTTTTCCATTGAAAGGAGTATATCATGAACGAATCCGAAATCTTTCGTCACGGTCAGGCTATCGCCCGCGAGCTTATGAAGGCAAGCCCGCACATAACCGTTGTCATAACCGACGAGGGCGTGAAAATCTGTGAGGACGTCTCGTTCGAGCCGAATGATTCCAACGCTGACAATCAGCGTTAAGCCCTCCAACGCCGAAACTAAGCGATAAACTAACGCAAACTTAGCATTAACTTGCGTGTAACTTGCGACTAAAATCAAATACCTTAGCACTATGCGACCTGCTCGCACAGTGCTTTTTTAATGCAAATCTGAAAGGAGACCCCCCAATGTCAACAGCCATCAAAAGCGTCAAAGCGACGGTCAACGGCGTCGAATACACGCTGACCTACAACAGCTCGACCGGAGCTTACGAGGCGTCGGTCACCGCGCCGACCACAACATCGTGGAATCTCGCAGATCACGTCTACCCGGTCTCGGTCACCGCCGAGGACATCGCGGGCAATACGGCGACCGTCGACTCGACCGACGCCACACTCGGAAATTCTCTCAAGCTCAGAGTCCGCGAGACGGTCAAGCCGATCGTAAGCATTCTCTCGCCGACCTCGGGCGCGGCTCTCACGTCCGGCACGCCGACCTTCAAGGTCAAAGTCACCGACCCCGATTCAGGCATCGACATCTCGACGCTTGTCTTCAAGGTCGACGGCACTCAGATCGCGGCGAGCAAGTATACGTCGACCGCGATTACAGGCGGCTATGAGATCACCTACACGCCGGAGTCGGCGATTGCCGACGGCTCGCATACGGTCACAGCCGCCGTCAAGGACAACGACGGCAACTCGTCCGAGACCGCGTCGGTCACCTTCACGATCGACACCGTCCCGCCGACGCTGACCATCAGCTCTCCCGAGGACAATTTCTACACGAACTCGACCGCCTGCGTCGTCTCGGGTACGACGAACGACGAGACCTCCGCTCCGGTCACGCTGACCGTCAATGGCAAGCCCGTGTCGGTCTCGCTCGACGGCTCGTTCAGCACGACGGTGACGCTCAAAGAGGGCGAGAACACCATCACGATTGTCGCGACCGACTCGGCGGGCAAGTCGACGACGATCACCCGAAAGGTCACGCTCAACACCAGCGCGCCGGAATTCGAGTCGGTCACCCTGACGCCGAACCCGGTCGACGCCGGAAAGACCTACAAGATCAGCGTCAAGGTCACGAGCAAGCTGTCGGTCTGATGGGAAGTCTCGTGGCGGTCTGGGGCTTATGCGACGGAACGGAGATTCTGTTTGACGAGACAAGCGAGGACGTGTGGGAGACCACCGTCCCCGCCGATTTCAAGGACGGCGAGTATGTCGTCGAGGTCTGGGGCAGGACGCGGACGGATTTCATAATCTACACGACCGCGATTCTCTACCTCTGTGACAGCAGACTCGTCAGCCTGCGGTTCATCGACACCGACTATTCAGCGCGGTTCAGAGCGGGGCGGTACGGGCTTATCCGCCGTCCCGACGACCTCACGCTCGAAATGTCGGAGTTCGTAATAGCGTCAGAGAGAAAAATCGAATGGAGGTGATTATCCGATGCGCATGACCGATCTTGATTTCATCCTCGGCGAAAAGAAGCTGATTGAGTTCGAGATAACGAGTCTCAAGGGCGAGACAGTTGTCGTCGCGTCCGCCGAATGGAGTCTGACAAAGCAGGGCGAGGAGGTCGACCGCGGCGAATGCACGGTCGACGGCAGGACGCTCGAAATCCTGCTCGAACCGGACGAGATCGGAACTTACGAGCTGACGATAACCTACAAAATCGCGCCTGAAGTGCGGAAAGCGAGGTGCATCGTCAATGTCTGTTAAGTTCGAGTCGGCGACGATCACGCCGAATGAAGTCCGGACAGGACAGCAGTTTTTAATCTCGGTGAGGGTTCAGGTGAGCACCTATCAGCGGCTTCGCACGTGGATTCACGAGAAGCTGAAGAAATTCACTCACAAGAACCTCGCCGAAGATTTACTGAAATAAATCGCCGTTTGTGCTTTGTGGGCGGTAAACACAAAGGCACGCAGTTTGATTTCGCGGACCTCACCCGCGGTAAAAAAGGTGATCAAAGAAAGGATATCATCATGAACAAAGAAGAACTCATCAAACTCGGAATCTCGGAGACAGTCGCGAATCAGATCATGGAGAGCCTGAACGGCTCGTTCGTGCCGAAGTCGCGCTTCAACGAGATAAACACCGAACTCGCGACGGCTCGCAATACCATTAAGGAGCGCGACGGTCAGCTCGAAGCACTCAAGAAGTCGACCGGAGACATCGACGCGCTCAAGGCTCAGATAACCGCGCTTCAGGGCGAGAACGACAAGCAGAAGAAGACTCACGACGCCGAAATGAAGTCGCTCAGAGTCGGTAACGCGGTCGAACTTGCGCTTAAATCAGCGGGCGCGAAGAACAACACCGCGGCGCGTGCGCTAATGGCTGAATTTCTCGCGAAAGCCGAGCTTGCCGACGACGGAAGCGTCAAGGGACTCGACGCCGAGATAAAGCGTCTGGTCAACGGTGCTGATACCGGATTCCTTTTCGAGAAACCGGGCAAGTATGGCATGAATGGCGCGAAGCCCGGCGAGAAGGGCGACAACGGAGCGGGCGGAATGACGCTTGAAAAGCTCCGCGCGATGTCGCCTACTGAGAGATTTGAGTTCTCAACGAAGCATCCCGATGACTACAAAACACTATACGGAGGTTAATTATTATGGCAAACACCACTTATTCGAACTTTTTCCTTTCCAACGAGGTTGAGGACCAGTACAACTCGCACCTCGACCTTCAGCAGTTCTGCACCGTCGACAACTCCCTGACCGGAACGGCAGGCATGACCCGGAAGATTCATGTCTACAAAGCGACTTCCGGCACTGAGAAGCTGACCAAGGGTCAGGGCAACACCAAGTCGATTGAAGCGTCCTTCACTGAGAAGGAGTACACGATTCTCCTCGCTCAGAACCGCTTCGACTACTACGACGAGGAGGCTATGACCGACCCGATGATCGTCACGACCGGAATGGGCTTCGCGGGCACGGACATCTTCAACACCGAGAACGCCGACATTTACGCCGCTTATAAGTCGGCAAAGATGGCGTTCGTCACTTCTTCGCTCGGCTTCGACGCTTTCGTTGACGCGGCGGCTATGATGAACCTTGAAAACCTCGAGGACGCCGGAATCTTCGGCTTCGTCAATCCCGCCGACATGGCGAAGGTTCGCAAGGCTCTGAAGGACGATCTGAAGTACGTCGAGGCGTTCGCGAAGAACGGTTACGTCGGAACTGTCGGAGGAATCAACATCTACGCCAAGAAGGACGCCGACGTCGGCAAGATCACCATCGCGACCAAGAAGGCGGTCACGCTCTTCAACAAGAAGGGCACTGAGGTCGAGCAGGAGCGCGACGGCAACACCCGAAAGAACTCGATCTTCACCCGCAAGTACTACTTCGCGGCGATGACCAACGAGACGAAGGCGGTCATGATCTTCACCGGAACCACGGCAGTGTCCGAGGACACTTCGGTCACCGCAGGCAAGGACTACTACACGAAGTCGGGTCTCGGCTACCTGAAGGTCACTCCCGGGGCGAGCGACAGCCCCAAGACCAAGGGCTGGTACGAGATCACGGTATCGTGATGAACGAGCAGGTAACGGCTCTTCTCGCGGCTTTCGGCTTCGCTGTCCCGCCTGACAATCCGCTGATCGTCTTCCTGATCGCGAACGTCACCGAGAAAATCAAGAACCTCACGAATCTTTCCGCGATTCCGGACGGTCTGACGCAAGCCGCCGTCCGGATGGTCGCGGGTGAGTACTTGAAGCTCAGAAAAGCATCTGGCGACCTCGACGGCTTCGACTATTCGGCGGCGGTCAAGGCGATTCAGGAGGGCGACACGAGCGTCACGTTCGCCGACGGCAATAAGACGCCGGAGGAGCGGTTTGACGAGCTTTTAGCGTGGCTGACGGCTCTTCCGAACGCCGACGTCTATAAATACCGGAGGCTCGTATGGTGAGCGTCAGAAAAGCATTGTCATTGCTCTGGACGGACAGATGCGCGGTCTATGTGCGAGCCGAGAAGACCGACGAATCAGGGCTGACCGACTTCACCGAGACGCTTCTCGTCGAAGATCAGCCCTGTAAGCTGTCTTTCGGGACGCTGACTCAGGCGTCGGGCGATCCGGTCGCGACCGCCGGGCAGGTTGTCAAACTCTTCCTGACGCCTGACATTGAGATTCCCGCGGGGAGCAGGATTGTCGTCAGGCGCAGCGGCAATCTGAATCGCACGTTTGAGTACGTCTCGTCGGGCGAGCCGGGAGTCTTTCACGATCATCAGGAGATATTTCTCGAAAAGGCGGCGAGGTTCGCGTGAACTGGGGCAAATGCGATTTCGGGGAATTAAAGCGGCTCGAAGAGAAGATTAAAAAATTCGAAGAGGTCGATTTCGACGAGACCTGCCGGAAGGCGGCGGAAAAGCTCGCGCAGATTCTGCTCGCGAAGGTCGTGAGACGGACTCCGGTCGGAGTCAAGCCGGATTTCGACATGAGCCGATTCGAGGGCAAAGAGCTGACAGTCAAGGTCAAGGTCGATTCATTCCGGACGGTTCGCCGGAGAGCCGGAAACGGCTTTGTCGAGTATAAGGTGAAAACTCAACGCGAGCGCGAATTTCTGACCAAAGAGGGCGCACAGCTTAAAACCATGCAGAATATCTGGAAGGGCTACCAAGGCGGAACGCTCCGCCGCGCATGGCAGGTTCTCCCGGTCGCGAAGTCGGGCGAACAGTACATTATCACGGTCGTCAACGACCTCTACTACGCGTCCTACGTCGAGTACGGTCACCGCCAGACTCCCGGGCGGTACGTCCCGGCACTCGGCAAGGCACTGTCCGCGAGCTGGGTCAAGGGCAAGTTCATGCTGACGGTCTCGGAGAAGGAACTCATGGCGCTCGCGCCGAAGATGCTCGAAGCCGAGCTTGACAAAGCTATCGAGGAGGCGTTCAATGTTAAATGACATAGTAAAAGGCGTTTCGATGAAGCTCGCCGGGGAATTCAAGGGCTACAGGATTTACCAGAACGACGTGAAGCAGGGGCTTAAACTCCCTTGCTTCTTCGTCTCTGTCCTGAAGCCCGACATATCGCCGCTCGGGCGGAATCGCTTCATTAGCCGGAATCCGCTCGATGTGATGTTCTTTCCCGAGGATGAGCGCGACAACGCGAAAATGTGCGAGGTCGCCGAAAAGCTCGTCTGGCTCTTAGAGTTCATTACCCTGCCGGACGGCGACCTGCTTCACGGAACTAACAAGAGCTGGCAGATTGAAGGCGGAATCCTGCACTTCTTCGTCGACTTTGACCACACAATCAGACGTGAGGCTGACGGCGAAAAGATGAAGGACGCCGACATATCGGTCGGCACAGAATGAAAGGAATGGTGTTAAATGGCACTCGGAGGCGGTATTTTCACCTCTCAGAACAAGATTCTGCCCGGAACGTATATCAATTTCGTTTCGGCAGTAAAGGCAAGCGCGGCACTCTCTGAGCGCGGCATCGCGACGATTCCGCTCTCGCTCGACTGGGGCGAGGAGCTTAAGATTTTCGCGGTCACTCAGGAGGAGTTCGCGAAGAACAGCCTGAAGATTTTCGGCTATCTCTATCAGGCGGACGAGCTGAAGCCGATCCGCGAGATTTTCCTCCACGCGAGAAAGGTCTATTTCTTCCGCCTGAACAGCTCGGGCGTCAAGGCGTCGAATACCTACGCGACGGCAAAGTACTCGGGCGCGCGCGGAAATTTGCTCAAAACGGTCATAACGGCAAATGAGGCGTCGACCGAGCAGAAGCCGCTCTTTGACGTCTCGACCTACCTCGGAACGACTCTCGTCGACAGCCAGAAGGCGGTCGCCGCCATGAGTGGGCTGAGGACGAACGATTTCGTCGAGTGGAAGTCTTCGGCGACCCTCGCCGCGACCGCAGGAACGCCCTTCACAGGCGGCACGGACGGCACTGTGGGCGACACGGCGTATCAGACCTATCTCGATCAGGCGGAATCCTATTCGTTCAACGCGATGGGCTGTACGTCGACCACGGACAGCGTCAAGACGCTTTTCGTGAACTTCGTCAAGCGTATGCGTGATGAGGTAGGCAAGAAATTTCAGGTCGTGTGCTTCTCGAAGCTCGCCGACCATGAGGGCGTCGTGAGTGTCAAGAATGGGCTTTCGTCGAACAAGACGTCGGCTGACCTTATCCCGTGGGTCACCGGAGTTATTGCCGGAACGGCGGTCAACAAGTCGGCTACGAACCTGACCTACGACGGCGAATACGATGTCGACACCGACTACACGCAGTCCGAACTCGAATCAGGAATCAAGGAAGGCTCGTTCATGCTCCACCGCGTCGACGATGACGTCTGCGTGCTGACCGACATCAACAGCTTCGTGAGCTTCACCGACGAGAAGTCGGAGGATTTCGCGTCGAATCAGACAGTCCGCGTCCTCGACCAGATCGCGAACGACATTGCCGTTCTCTTCGGAAAGAAGTACGTCGGCAAAATGCCGAATGACGCTGCGGGGCGCGTATCGCTCTGGAACGACATTGTGACGCATCATCGTCAGCTCGAATCCATCCGTGCCATCGAGAATTTCGACCCGCAGAACGTGACGGTCGCGCCGGGCGAAACGAAGAAGTCGGTCGTCGTGACGAGCCGCGTCACCCCGGTGAACGCTATGGAGCAGCTCTACATGACCGTCTACGTTGAATAAGGAGGTTAAGCAATGAACACCACAATGAACGCCAAAGACGCCGTATGCGGCAGTCTCGCCGACTGCTACGTGACGATTGACGGCAACCGATATAATCTCATGTCGATGACAGAGTTCGACTCGTCCTACGCCGTGACGATCACCGACGTGAAGGTTCTCGGGCGCGTCGGACTCGGACACAAGGCGACCGGAGGCAAAGGCACGTGGAGCGGCAAGGCGCACTACAACACCTCGGTCTTCCGCAAGATCGCCGACACCTATCAGAAGACCGGAGTCATGCCGACCTTCGAGATTCAGACCTCGAACGAAGACCCGACCACAGCGGTCGGCAGACAGACGATCATTCTCCATGACTGCCTCTGCGAGAAGTTCACGCTCGCGAAGTTTCAGGCGGGCGACGGCATTCTCGAAGAGGACCTTTCGGGAACGTTCGACTTCTGGGATATGCCCGAGGAGTTCACCGAGCTTGCCGGGATGAGATAAGAAAAAAGGGGCGGATTTCCGTCCCTTTCGATTTCGCGTTAATCTTCATAATGTCCACGGCAGGCAAAGACAACTATGTCATCTGTGGAGGTTACCTGATAGACAATCCTGTTCGCGTCGTCGATACGCCTTGACCAGCATCCGTCGCGGTGCTTCAGCGGCTCGGGCTTTCCGAGTCCCGTGAACTTATTCCGGACGATGTCTTCGAGCAGAGCGTTCAGGCGTTTCAGCGTCTTTTTGTCCTGCGTCTGCCAGTAGGTGTAATCGTCCCACCCGCGCGGAGTGAACGAGATGTTACTCATCTTCCATCGCTTTCAGCTCGTCGAGCGTCTTCGTGATTACGTGTCCGGCTTTGTAGTCGGCGATCGAGCGGTCAATACCCGCGAGGTATTCGGCATTACGGATCCTCTTCTGTAGCTCGTTCCATTCGGCGAGGCTGATGATGACAACATTCTTCTCATTCTTCCTGGTCACGATGACCGTTTCGTTGTCGTCGACGACGCGGTCGCAGTAGTCTTTAAGATTTTCGCGGACGTTTGAATAGTTAGCGGCAAGCATCTTTATCTACCTCCTGTTGTACGTTATCTTGTACAATATCATTCTATCACATCATTATACGCAGAATCAAGCGCAATATGTTAAAATTCCGAAAAGGAGCAAAGAACATGAATCTATCCGCATTTCTTTCCGAAAACGCCATTCCGGCTGAATCTGTAAAGCACGTAGTCTCAAAGCGATTCGTCGCCGACGGCAAGCCGGTCGAATGGACATTACAGCCTATCTCGGGCGCGCACGACGAGGAAATCAGACGCAGCTGCACGAAGCGTGTTCCGACACCGGGCAAAAAGAATCTCTTCCAGAACGAGGTAGACTACAATCTCTACCTTGCAAAGCTCGCGGTCGCCTGCATCGTCTACCCGAACTTAAGCGACGCCGAGCTTCAGAACAGCTATCACGTGAAGTGCGCCGAAGACCTCTTAAAGACCATGCTGACGCCCGGCGAATACGTCGACTGCGTCGCGAAGGTTCAGGAGATATGCGGCTTCGACACGCTCCTCGACGACGAGGTTGAAGCCGCAAAAAACTCATAAAGGAAGACGACAGTGAAGCGAATATCGCTTACTATTGTCTTCACGAATTACACATTCTGCCGCACGAATTCCTGTCGCTTCCGAGACGTGAGCGGGCGTTCATCATCGCCGCTATCAACGTCCGGGTCGAGGCGGAGAAGGAAAAGAGGCAGGAGCTTGAACGAAAACGATGAAAGGAGGTTCTCGCTGTGGCTACCATCAAAACGGCGATCGCGCTCTATGACGGCGTGACGAGCCCGCTGAAGAGCATTCATCACGCGATGGAGCTCGTCCTGAACAGCTTCGAGGCGATGCAGGGCGCTTCGAAGAAGGCGGTCGACGTCGCGGCAATCAAGGCGGCGCGCGAGGAACTGGCAAAAGCCGGGACTGCTTTCGACGCCATTGAGAAAAGCATCCGCGACGCCGACACCGCACAGCAGAAACTCAACTCCGACATGGAGCGCGGAACCACCAGCGCGGCTTCAATGGGCGACCGGATAAAGAGCCTCGTTTCGATCTATGCCGGAGCACAGGCGGTCAGAGGGCTCTTCGGGTTCGTGAAGAACGCTCTCTCGGAGACGAACAACGGTATGCGCAGCGATACACAACTCCGCGCGGTTCTCGCCAATTCAGGCGGCGGCGCGGACACATATTCGGCGCTGAAAGCTACCGCTTCGGGTATCGAATCGCGCGGCATCTATGACGAGGGCAATATGCTCGCCGGCGCCGCCGAGCTCGCGACCTACATGAAGGACCCGGCGGCGATAAGCTCAATGATGGGAACGCTCTCGAACTACGCCATCGGTATGACGGGCGGCGGCGCGCTCGACGACTCGCAGATGGTCGACCTCGCGACACAGCTCGGCAAGGCTCTGAACGGAACGTTCGACGGTCTCGCCAAAAAGGGCTTTGAGCTGACCGACGCGCAGAAGGAGATCATCGAAAACGGCACAGATATGCAGAAAGCGTTAGTCCTCGACGAGGTCATAAACGAGTCCTGGGCGAACCTCTATGACACTATGAGCAACAACCCGAAGGCAAAGTTATACAGCTGCAAAACCGCTGGAACGCGCTCATGGACGAGGTGGGACAGAAGCTCTACCCTGTCGTGTTGCAGCTCATCGCAACGATAGAAACCCACTGGGGACAGATAGAAAACGTTCTGAACAGCGTGGCCGGCGGCGCGGGAGTACTGATCGGCATTTTTGACGGACTTTTGCAGATTGCTTCCGTTATGGTCGACCTCGGATACGCCATCGCCGCGAACTGGAACGTCATCGCGCCGATACTGTTCAGCGTTGTCGCCGCTGTGGTGGCATATCAGGTAGCGACGAAATTAGCCGCGGCGGCACAATTCTTAATGAACGGTGCGCTTCTCGCCTGCCCGATAACATGGATAGTCATCGCAATACTCGCGGTCATCGCCGCTATCATCCTGGTCGTAAAGCTGATCAATAAAGTCACCGGCTCGTCGATCTCGGCGGTCGGAGTCATCTGTGGCGCGCTGTCAACGGCGTTCGCGTTTATCCTGAACGCGGTGATTGGTCTGCTGAACATGATAACACAGCTTGCCTGGACCATGTTTGTCGAACCGTTCATTCCACTCATTGAATTCATCCTGAACGTCTGCAAGGGCGGTTTCGACAACTTAGGCGACGGAGTCAAGAATCTGCTCGGCAACATCATAAGCTGGTTTCTCTCGCTCGGCAAGGTCGTCACAAAGATAATCGACGCGATATTCGGCACTGACTGGACGAGCGGGCTTTCTGACCTACAGGACAATGTCCTCGCGTGGGGCAAGAACGACAAGGCGATAACCCTCAGCCGCGAAGCCCCGACGATCAACTACCGCATGACCTATTCCGGCGCGTGGGACGCAGGGTATAATTTCGGGCAGAACCTCGAAAACGGCTTCGGTTTCGGCGACACGCTCGATTTCGAGCGCGACATGGAAGGCATCTGGAACAACACTGGGGACATTGCCGAAAGCACAGCCGCGACGGCTGACGCGCTCGACATCTCCTCCGAGGACCTGAAATACCTCCGCGACATAGCCGAGCGCGAGGTCATCAACCGCTTCACGACGGCTGAAATCCGCATCGAACAGCACAACGAAAACCACATCTCAAGCGACATGGACGTCGACGGAATCATGAACGCGTGGGCGGACAGCTTCGCCGAGCGGCTTGACATTTCGGCTGAGGGGGTGCATAACTGATGTACTCAATGTACTTCGGCGACGAGCGCGTCCCGGTCGTCCCCGAGAAGATCACGATAAAGATTAAAAATCAGAACAAGACGCTGAACCTGATAAGCGGCGTCGAGATAAACACTCTGCGCGACGCAGGACTGTCTGAGGTCTCGTTCGACCTCCTTCTGCCGCAGGCGAGCTATAATTTCGCGCCGGATTCCAGAGCGGCGGATTACTACCTCGGGCTTTTCGAGAAGCTGAAGACCGGCAGGAAGTCGTTTCAGTGGATCGTCAACCGACAGCTCCCGAACGGCTCGCCGCTCTTCTTCACGAACCTGACCGTCTCGCTTGAGGACTATCAGATCATCGAGGACGCGGGCGAGGGTTTCGACGTCAAGGTCAGAATCTCTCTCAAACAGTTCCGCGCCTACGGCACGAAGAAGGTCACGATAAACCCCGACAGCTCGGCGAGCGTCACCGAATCCGACCGCGATTCGTCGACCGCGCCGGAGGTCACGAGCTACACGGTGAAGGCGGGCGACTGCCTCTGGAACATCGCGAAGAAGTACCTCGGCGACGGCTCGCGCTACACCGAGATCGCCGAGCTGAACAAAGACAAGATAAAGACGCCGAACCTGATCTTCCCCGGTCAGGTTCTGACGCTCCCGGCGAGGTGAGTATGGAAACCGAATTCATCATCCAGCACGGCAGCGTAATCTACATTCCGACCGTTCAGGACGGCGTGAAACTCACGACCGAGCGCAAGAACACGCCGGGAAAGCTGACTTTCAAGGTTCTAAACGACGATGTACTCGACTTCACCGAGGGCGACCCGGTGCGCTTTACGGTCGATGGGGCGAAAATGTTCTACGGCTTCGTCTTCACGAAGAGCCGAAGCAAGGACGGCGCGATAAGCGTCACGGCGTATGATCAGCTCCGGTATCTCAAAAACAAGGACACGTTCACGGCGGAGGGCTTGAAAGCGTCCGAGCTTACAAAGCGGCTCGCGAACGATTTCAACCTGAACACCGGGACGATTGAGGACACCGGGTACGCAATTGGCACGATAGTCGAGGAGAATCAGACGCTCTTTGACATGATCGGAAACGCGCTCGACGAAACGCTTCTGAACACCGGAAAGCTCTTCGTCCTCTACGACGACTGCGGCGCGCTGACGCTTAAAAACATCGCGTCGATGAAGCTCGATCTGCTGATTGACGCCGAGACCGCCGGGGATTTCAGCTACTCATCGTCGATTGACTCGCAGACCTACAACAAGATTAAACTGAGCTACAACAACGACAAGACCGGAAAGCGCGAGATTTTTGCCGCTAAGGACAGCGCGAACATAAGTCAGTTCGGCGTCCTCCAGTACTTCGGGGAGGTCAAGACTCAGACCGGAGCGGCGGCGAAGGCTGAATCGCTCCTGCGTCTCTATGACCGCAGAACCCGCTCACTGACGGTCAAGAACGCGTTCGGAGACCCGCGTGTCCGTGCCGGATGCCAGATCGCGGTGAATCTGAATCTCGGCGACATCATCGTGAAGAATTTCATGGTCGTCGAGCAGGTCACGCACAGCTTTTCGGGCGGACTCCACACGATGGACATGACACTGATCGGAGGTGATTTCGTTGCCTGACATAGTCGGGATAGTCAAGAGAGCCGCCATCGAGGCGGTCGAGGCTTCAAAGCCCGTGAATCTCCTCTTCGGAACGGTCGCGTCGGTCGCTCCGCTGACGATTCAGGTCGATCAGAAGACGATTCTGACGGCGGCAATGCTCATTCTGTGTGAGAGTGTGGTTGACCACTGGGAGGACGTGACGGTGAGTCTCGCGGACGAGAACAACGTCAAGGTCACGGGGCGGAAGAAGGCAAAGATTCACGGCGGACTTACCCCTGGCGAGACGGTTCTGCTCGCGCGTATGCAGGGCGGGAAGAAATTCGCCGTCATCGACCGGATAAAGCCCGCAGTCAACCTTTCGGGAGAGTGGATAGAATGATACCAAAAACACAAAGCGACATAAAGAACGACTTCGAGTTCGTCACACAGCCCGATCTGACCTTCCGGCTCGATCCTGAGTCGATGACGATATGGGATAAAATCAGCGGCTTAAATGCGCTCAGGCAGGCGGTTTACCTCGCGCTGAACATCGAGCGTTACGACTGGCTTATCTACTCGTGGAACTACGGCGTCGAGCTTCGCGACCTCATCGGCAAGCCGACCGACTACTGCGTCCCCGAGATCGAGCGCAGAGTCCGAGAAGCCCTGACCCGGGACGACCGGATAACAACCGTCGACAATTTCGAGTTCGAGGTCGGGCGCGGAAAGATCGACGTGACCTTCAGAGTCACGAGTATTTTCGGCAGCTTCACAGCCGGAAAGGAAGTGAGCGTTTGAACACATACGAAACCATCCTCGCGCGGATGCTCGCCGAAGCTCTCAAAGCGAACAGCAGGCTTGACACACGCGAAGGCTCTTTAGTCTGGCTCGGGTCAGCCCCCGCGGCGGTCGAGCTTCAGAACCTCTATATCGCGCTCCAGAGCGTACTTGACGAGACTTTCGCCGACACGGCGAGCCGGGATTATCTGATACTCAGAGCGAAGGAGCGCGGAATCTCGCCGCTCCCGGCGACTCCGGCGGCGCTTGAAATGGAAGCGACGCCGAAGACTCTCGACATTCCGCTCGGCACGCGCTTCTCGATCGGCAGTCTGAACTACTCGGTCACGAAAAACTCGGGCGGCGGGAAGTTCGGGCTTACCTGCGAGACAGCGGGCGAAGCCGGAAACGACTACTCGGGCGACATTATCCCGATCGAGTACGTCGCGGGGCTTGAAGCCTGCAAAGTAACCGCGCTTCTCGTTCCCGGCGAGGACGAGGAGGACACCGAGATATTCCGCAAACGCTACCTCGACAGCCTGAACAGTCAGGCGTTCGGCGGCAACCGCGCGGATTATCTCGAAAAGATCAACGCGATTCCGGGAGTCGGCGGCGTAAAGGTCTATCGCGTCTGGAACGACGACATAAAGCCGTCGACGCTCGTCCCGCCGACCGGAACGACCGAGTGGATAGCCGGGCTCACAGGCGTCAGCGCGGACATCAAGTCGTGGCTGACCGCCGTGAACGCCGCCGGAGCGAATAATAAGCTGACGGTCGGCGGAACTGTCCGGATCGTTATCATCGACTCGACCTTCGGCGTTCCGTCGTCGACGCTCGTCGGGCAGGTTCAGACCGCGGTCGACCCGACTCAGAACAGCGGCGAGGGCTACGGACTCGCGCCGATCGGACACGTCGTAAAGGTCGAGGGCGTCGGCTCGGAGGCGATTTCGCTGAGCTTCACGCTGACTTTCCAGTCCGGCTGGACGTGGAACGACGTAAAGGATTATGTCGAAGCGACGGTGAACGGCTATTTTGGCGAGCTCGCGAAGACGTGGGCTGTCAGCGGCGAACCGCTCGTCGTGCGCGTCAGCCAGATCGAGAGCCGGATTCTCGGCGTCGCCGGAGTCCTCGACATCACGGGGACGAAGATAAACGGCAAGGCGGCGAACCACACGCTCGCGGCTGACAAAATCCCGGTTCTCGGGACGATCACGGAGGGTGCTTAATGGAGCGGAAGATAATCGACTATCTGCCCGACGTGGTGCGCGGCTACGACGAGTTCGCCGGAATCGCCGCCGGACAGCAGGCAGAATTCGAAAAAGCGTGGGATAAAGCCGATTCACTGCTCGCCGACCAGTTCATTCTGACCGCCGGAGAAAGCGGAATCTCACGCTGGGAGAAGATTTTAGGTATCGCGCCGAAGGGAACGGACACGCTCGACGACCGGAGATTCCGTGTACTGACGCGCCTCAACGAGGAACTGCCGTACACTCTGCCGAAGCTGTGTGAGATGCTGTCGAACCTCTGCGGCGGGAAATTCACTGCGGAGCTTTCCGACTACACGCTGTCGGTGAAGCTCGGGCTCTCGGCAAGGAGCAACTATTCGGACGTCGTGACGCTCCTCGACCGGGTGGTTCCGGCGAACATTCTCGCCGAGGTTTCGCTTCTCTACAACAAATACAGTATGCTTCACCCCTACACGCACGCGCAGCTTAAACTGCACACGCACGAGGGATTAAGAACCGAGGAGGTGTTCCAGAGTGGCGAATAAGACCACGAATTTCAATCTGACAAAGCCGCTGGCGGAGGAGTTCTACAACGTCGAGGACCAGAACGGCAACATGGACATCATCGACGCCGAGCTGAAGAAAAACGCCGACAGCATCGCGAAGGTGAAGTCGGCGTCGGCTGTCGTGACGACAACCGGAACAGGCGCGGCGTATCTGGCGGCGGTCGACGGAATCACGGAGCTTTCAGTCGGGCTGACGCTGACGATCATCCCGCACACGGTCAGCACGTCGACCGCTCCGACGCTGAATCTGAACTCGCTCGGCGCGAAGACGATAAAGCAAAAACTGTCGGGCAGTACCGGCGGCGTTACGGCGGGAAATTCCGCCGGATGGATAACGGCTGACAAGCCGCTGACAGTGCGCTACGACGGCACGCAGTGGGTCTCCGACCTTACAAGGCAGGACGCGGCAGGGCTGTCAGGCGCAGTACCGATAAGCGGCGGCGGGA